GGAAGTGATTTCTACGCTACTATTTTTCAGGAATCAATGTCTAGAGTGCACATAGAGGTAAAGTATCCAGAAGATATTTTAAAAAAGGTAGAGGACTTTGCCTCTGAACTTTGTGGAGAAAGAGTTGTTCTTACTCATAATAGTTACTACCATTATAACAAAATATATAATCCTGAAATGGAAACACCAATTTTAAAACCACATAGAGATTTTGATAATTATTATTCAAAACTAACACTAGACTATCAATTAGAAAAAAGTGTTGACTGGGATATAATTATTGAAGACGATAGATATAGTTTAGAGTTTGGAGATATGCTTGCTTTTTGGGGAGCAGGCCTTATTCACTGGAGAGAAAACATTGTTCTTAAGAATGACGAAAGCACATCGGTCTTGACTCTACATTTTTCAAACGAAGATGATCATAAAAAACTAAACAACTTTGTAAGAACTACAGAAGAAAGAGAAAAAAGAAGGGCACAAAATAAAAAAGATCCTGATTTGATAAGATATGCAACTCAGTGGGATGAAGAAAGAAAAAGTTTTGACAACAGAGAGAATGAGGGATAGGGTATGGAACAACAGGTAACTACAATAGACATGGTTAATGGTCTGTCAGAAATTGCAGACTATATGGAAGATGAAGAGTTAACAGTCGCACTAACAATGATTGCTAAATTAATCATTAAGCCAGATATTCCACTCAATGTGGCTCATGTAGAAATAGTAAGGCTGCAGGCTATTGCAGCAAAGATGGCTTTTAAGGCTACTTGGATGGCCAATGTTGACAAGTCAGACCGTGGAAAAAAGAATTTATACTATACAGCAGCAGAGTCACTTAATAACTTAGTATCTGCACTCAAATATATCACACGCTAATCTGCTATACTTATACTAATAGAAACGAGTAAAACATGACAAAAAGTTTATTACAGCAGATTATGGTTAAGCAGGAAAAGCCAGTAGTACACGCAATAGATGTGGCTGGTTTGACTGAAAAAATTCAGTCTGGTTATACTGTAAACCGCATTGACAAGCAAACTCAAAAGAAAACTTTTGCACCATCAACCATTGCCTATGGCCATGGAGAGTGTCCAAGATACTGGTACTTAGCATTTGATGGTCAAATGTTTGAAGATGATGCAACACCATACAGCGCAGCAAACATGACTGCAGGAACAAAATCTCACGAGAGAATTCAGGAAGCAATGGGCAACGTTCCAGACTTCCTTGTTGATTCTGAGTTTAAAATTACAAATAACGATCCACCAATCTTTGGCTATGGAGATGTTATTGTTAATTGGCAAGGAGAAGAACTTCTTGGTGAAATTAAGACAATGATGAATGAAGGTTTTGAGTATCGCAAGGCACATAATAAGCCTAAGAGTGGTCACCTAATTCAGTTATTGATCTACATGAAGATTTTAAAGAAGGCCAAGGCAGTTCTTATTTATGAGAACAAAAATAACCACGAATTGCTAATCCTTCCAGTAGAAGTAAATGATTATTATCGTCGGTGGGTAGACCAGACGTTTGAATGGATGAGATCAGTTCGTAAGGCTTGGGTCGACAGAACCCTTCCTGAAAAGAACTATCGCTCAAATTCAAAGATCTGCAAATCATGTCCAATTAAAAAGGCATGTGCAGAGGCTGGTAAGGGAGACTTTAAACTAAAGTCCTTGGAGCCACTAGATGAAACATTGTCAATGGTGTGACAAAGTATTTGAAACTACTATAAGTTACCAAATATATTGCTCACCAGAATGTCGTGACGAAGCAACAAAAGAAAAAATTGCTGCTCGTTATCTTATTTCTAGACGACAAAAAAGAAAAGGCAAACAAAGAAATTGTAAGTCATGTGGTGAAGGGTTGTCAATCTATAATGATGAAACACTTTGTGTAAAGTGTAATGTAAACCCTTCAGATGTGGCAAAAGCATTAAAGCAAATTAAGGATAATTTAAAATGAAACTAGCAGAGGCAATAGGAATTAAACTTCCAAAAACTATTTGTGCTATTGATGCAAGCACTAATAGCCTTGCCTTTGCTATTTTTGATACTCAAGAAAAAACTTTAAAGTCAGTAGGAAAGATTAATTTTAAAGGCAAGGATACCTACGAAAAAGTTATGGATGCTGGACAAAAGGTAAAAGCCTTCCTAGATATATACGAAGGATTTGAGGCTATCGTTATTGAGCACACAGTATTTATGAATAGCCCTAAGACTGCTGCAGACCTTGCTCTTGTTCAGGGTGCAATTCTTGGTGCTGCTGGACAATCTGGGACTAAGGTTATAGGTAAGGTCTCTCCAATAACATGGCAAAACTATATAGGAAATAAAAAAATATCAAAAGATGAACAACTTTTTATTCGTTCCCAAAATCCTGGGAAGTCAGTATCCTGGTACAAGGCCTATGAAAGAAACTTAAGAAAAGAAAGAACTATAAGATTTATTAATACTATATACGATAGAACTATTACTGATAACGATGTTGCCGATGCATGTGGAATTGGGCATTGGGCTATAAAAAATTGGGCAAAGGCGATTGGAGTTGACAATTAATACCGTGGGTGCTAAACTATATACAAGTGAGGTTTTTATGCGTAAGAGATATCTTGTGGATAAAAGGACTCCAGAAGAAATTGCCAAGGAGTGTGGTGCTAGTGTTGAGACCATTTATGTCTACCTTGCAAAATTTAAATTAAGGAAATCAAAGCGATGAAAAAGATTAAGTATATGCTTTTCGTATTGTCATTAGTGGCAGCAGTTGGCATTTCATATGCTACTGCAACATTGCGTAATATGCCAGAGGCTTTTGATTGGGAGGAAGATGATGAGTGAAAACCTAAACATAACGGTTGACCAAGTTAACCACCCAATACACTACACAACAGATCCTTCTGGGGTGGAATGTATTCAGATTACACGCCATCGCAACTTTAATATTGGTAATGCTTTTAAGTATCTTTGGAGAGCAGGCATCAAGGATGAATCAAAAACAATTCAGGATCTTGAAAAGGCAATCTTTTATATTAAAGATGAAATCAATAGACTAGAGGGTAAGTATGTCAACTGAAGATGATTTGGTTAAGCACCTTGATCAGGTAAACCAAGTAGTAGAAGAATACCTAAAGGGCAATGACCCAACAGTTATCTCTAAGCAACTTGCAATACCAAGACAAAAGGTTGTAACACTTATTAATGAGTGGAAGGTTATGGCATCCGCTAATGATGCCATCCGTGCTCGTGCTAAAGAAGCACTGGCTGCTGCAGACACACACTATAGTAAGTTGGTTTCTCGCACATACGAAGTTATTGATGAGGCATCAATGACAAATAACCTTAGCGCAAAGACAGCAGCCATCAAACTCGTAATGGATATTGAATCTAAGCGCATTGATATGCTTCAGAAGGCTGGTCTGCTTGAGAACAAGGAACTTGCTGAAGAGATGATGGAAATTGAAAAGCGTCAAGAGATTCTTGTGCTAATTCTAAAAGACATTGCCTCAGAGTACCCACAGGTTCGTGATGAAATTATGCGTAGGCTTTCGGCTTTTGCAAAAGACAATGAGGTGATTACAGTTGTCCACGATGTTCAATGAGTTTCTTGAAGCACTACAGGATGATCATTTTAATGAGATGCCAGTAGACGCAAGAACATTTGTTGAGGGTGAAGCATACCTTGGACAACCACCTTTGTCTGATATACAGTATGACATTGTTGAGGCAATGAGTCAGATCTATCGTAAAGAAGACCTGATAAACATAATGGGGGAAGAAGAAGGAACAAGGTATTATGAAAAATATACAAAGAATGAAATCATCCTGCAACTTGGCAAGGGATCTGGGAAAGACTTTACATCAACCGTAGCATGTTCATATATAGTATATAAACTATTGTGCCTTAAAGACCCTGCAAAGTATTTTGGTAAGCCCTCTGGAGATGCTATCGACCTAATTAACGTTGCTATTAACGCTCAGCAGGCTAAGAACGTTTTCTTTAAAGGATTTAAGTCAAAGATTGAAAGATCACCATGGTTTGTAGGAAAGTATTATGCTAAAGCAGATTCAGTTGAGTTTGATAAATCAATTACTGTTTATTCTGGTCACTCAGAGCGTGAGTCACATGAGGGACTAAACCTTCTTCTTGCAGTGCTTGATGAGATTTCTGGTTTTGCATCTGAGGTTGGAACAGGTAACGAACAAGGTAAGACTGCTGATAACATCTATAAGGCTTTTCGTGGATCAGTAGACTCTCGATTCCCTGACCTTGGTAAAGTTGTTCTTTTGTCTTTCCCAAGATATCCAGGAGACTTTATTTCAGAAAGATACGAAGATGTTATTGCTGAAAAAGAAGTTATAGAACGAACACATAAGTTTACTATTAATCCATTGCTTCCAGAAGATAGTCAAGACAACTCGTTTGAAATTTCCTGGGATGAAGATCAAATCATTTCATACAAATACCCAGGAGTATTCGCATTAAAGAGACCTACATGGGAAGTAAACCCTACACGCAAGATCGATGACTTTATGATTGCATTCATGACAGACCTTGGGGATGCTATGATGCGCTTTGCATGTGTACCAACCTTTGCTTCTGATGCATTCTTTAAGCAGGTAGACAAGGTTAGAGCATGCATGACATTGAGAAACCCAGTAGATACCTTTAAGAGGTTTGACGAATCCTTTAAGCCAGATCCAACAAAGAAGTATTATGTTCACGCTGACCTTGCACAGAAGCACGATAAGTGTGCTGTAGCAATTGCACATGTAGAAAAATGGGTAAATATTCAGGTAATTAACAACTACGAACAAGTAGCACCAATTGTAGTAGTAGATGCAGTAGCATGGTGGGAACCAAAGGTTGAAGGCCCAGTTAATCTTTCAGAGGTTAAGCAGTGGATTCAAAACCTAAGAAGACTTGGGTTTGATATTGGCATGGTATCTTTTGACCGTTGGCAATCATTTGACATTCAGAATGAATTAAAGCAAGTTGGAATGAGAACTGATACTGTTTCTGTTGCTAAGAAACACTATGAGGATATGGCTATGCTTGTGTACGAGGAAAGACTTGCTATGCCTGCAATTGATTTATTGTTTGATGAACTAACACAGTTAAAGATTATGAAAAATGATAGAGTTGACCACCCACGCAAAAAGTCAAAGGACTTGGCTGATGCTGTATGTGGTGCTATTTTTGGGGCTATATCTCATACCCCTAAAAATACAGACAGTGAAGTAGAGGTTCATACTTTTAGAGACAGATCTAAGCGAGTTGACGAACTACCTGAGAACGTGATACAATATAAACCTATGCCAGATGACGTAAAAGACTATTTGGATAGATTAAATCTACTATAAATAAGGAGAAATACCGAATGAATTCATTCAAGAAAATCGCACTAGCCGTGGTTGCAGCCATGACTTTGGGCATGGTCGCAGTAGCACCTGCAAATGCTACAGTAATGACAGTAGCGGTAACGCTAGACGGAACAGCAAACACAACTAATGGTGTAATTGCTACCCCTGCCACATTACCAGTCCCA